CATTAACCCAGATAAAATTAATAGTTTAAAATTTGATACAAATTTTGTATTGTCGAATATTAAACTTAATGAAGTGCTTAAAGGTAGCAGTATTGCGACTGATTCAGATAAATTGTACTTCTACACCAAGAATGACAATGTGTATGCTGAGTTAAACGACTTTGAAAGACAAAACATTAATAATATAACATACCTTGTTAGTGATGAATTTACCGGTACCCCAATAAAAAATGCACTACCGTTAAATTTTGAAAATGTAAGATTACTTTCTGGTTTAAGAGCTGAAAACTTAACTGTCAGTATTAATAATGAACTTAAGATAACACTGTTTGAAAGCAGCGATTCACGTTCTGTTACAAAATTTATTATTTCAGGATTAGTAAAATAGATATGTCAAATAAATTAACAACACTAGGGTATTTTCTTAAAAGATTAAGAGATAGCGGTTACTACGCTTACAAAATATTTACAGACTTCAGTGATTCTGACTCTCGAGCATGGACTGTTATAATTGACCCGGGAGTTTCTTCGGTTTTTTGTACATGTTTTATTAACGATCCGTATTTAGATGAATCATACTTTGAGCTTTACGATGGAGGTTCTTTTATACCTGGTCGGTATAAACTTAAAACTGACTCATTTGAAGTGTTTGTTGAGCATTTAGTTAAATTCGGGATTAACAATAAAACACCTGATTATTATAAGACAGGTATGATAAAGAGACAGTAGTAATTTTCTAGGTAGGTGTTTAAATATGCTATATAACACCTAATGAAGGAAGATAATAAAAATCAAAAAAAGACAGTTTCAAAAAAGAAAGTTCCTTCTAAAAAAAGTGAATTAAAGAATGACTCTGTAATACCACCTGACTATCAAATAGACGAAGTAATTAAACAAGCATTTTTGAGATTTCATGACTCGGTAAGTGTTAGACACCATGAAGCAAAAGATCTTGAATATTTGACAAGCATTATTTCTGAGTACTTGAATGCTTATATGGTTATTGGTTATGATTTGTCAGGTGAAAAGATTGTTATAATGAACGCAAAAACATCTCACGATAAAGATGCGTTGATAGAAAATTTAAGAACAACTCTTCTTAGTATCATAGGCAATCAATAGACGGTATATAATTATATTATATGCCAGGTCCGGAAAACATTAACGAAGACGAGATTAACATCGATAAATCTCAATTTTATAGAGGAGATAAAAACGTACCAAAAGATGGAGCCGAATTTGAATGGACTCCTCAAATGGTTAATGAGCTTAAAAAATGTAAGCAAGATATAATTTACTTTGCAGAAAATTATTTTACAATAACTAACCTTGATAGAGGTAAAGAGAAAATAAAACTCTATGTAAAACAAAAACAAGTTTTACGCTCTCTCATGAACAATCGCTTCGTTAGTCTACTCTCTTCTAGACAGGCAGGAAAAAGTACTTTAATGACCATATATGTTTTATGGGTAACATGTTTTTTTGGAGACCAAAGAGCTGTTATAGTTGCTAATAAAGAACAAACAGCTATCAATATTTTTAAACGGGTAAGAATGGCTTATGAACAGTTACCTGTATTTTTAAAACCAGGTGTAAAAGAATACGGTAAAACAGGGGTTACTTTTGATAATGATTCAAGTATAGGTGTAAGCACCACTACTTCTACGGCAGTCCGAGGTGAAAGCATTAACTGTCTCGTGGTTGACGAAATGGCTTTTATTGAACCGCATCTTATTGATGATTTTTGGAAATCGGTTATACCGGTTATTTCTTCAGGTAAAAAATCTAAAATCTTTGTTGTATCAACCCCTAACGGTACCGCTAATAAATTTTATGAAATATATTCTGCAGCAGAAAAAGACGAAGGAAATAGCGGTTGGAAAGCGGAACGTATAGATTGGTGGGATATACCAGGTAGAACTGAAAGATGGAAAAACCAAATGGTTGCAGCTTTAGGCTCAGAAGAAGCTTTTATGGTTGAGTTTGGTAATACGTTTCTTGATTCAGGTAGCTCTGCTGTAGGTGCTTTAGTTATTGAAAGATTTAAACAGAATAAAAAACCACCTATTTGGGTAAGTGAAGATAGTAGTTATAAAGTGTTTGAGGAGCCATGTATAAGAAATTTGTATATTATCGGAGTTGATGTAGGTGAAGGTATCGGGAGAGCTTCTACCGTCGCACAAGTACTAGACATTACTGATCTTCAAAACATTAAACAAGTGGCAGTTTACGGCACAAATACTGTTGAACCGTATCACTTTGCAAATAATTTAGTTGCGCTAGCGAATCAGTGGGGCCAACCCCCACTCTTAATCGAAAGAAACAACTGCGGAGGACAGGTAATCGATGCTTTATTTTATACGCATAATTATGAAAAAATTGTTTCTTACTCAAAACTCTCCTCTAAAGGCACACAAGCAAATACAAGACATTTAGGCATTTTTAGTCATAATAATTTGAGATTTGCGGGGGTCGCAAACATGAGATATTGGGTAAATTTTTTACAAGTTACTAATATTAATGACATAGACACTATTAAAGAACTTGAAACGTTTATACGGTACCCGAACGGAACTTACAGAAAGAAAAACGACAACTTTTACGATGATAGAGTGATGGCATTAACATGGGCTCTTTTTATATTAGAACCTGAACTTTGTCAACAGTATTTTGAAATCATAAAATACGATAGCCAAAATAAACCATTACAGATAAATTTTCATGAATTTTATCAACCTACATTCGAATATGGAACTAGAATATCTGAATTAAATAATTGTATAGTTTCATCCAACATAAATATCTCTGTTACAGATAACGAATATCAACCTTTAATAAACGAGAGTGAACTACAAAAACTTAACAACAACGATGATTTAGATACTCTTATTAGTCAAGGATTTACACCTTTATAGTTTTTTATGAATCCAGATTTTTGCAACACGGAAATAAACGAGCAGTCTTCACTCAATAGACCACACAAAGATAAATTTATCTTGGTCTTAAACTTACCGTGGATAATGAGAGAAAGATCGTTTGAAAAAAAATTCGACATTACCCCGTTACAAATGAGTGTTTACGGAGCTATAGTACCCACAATACAAATACCTCCTACTGAAATGCGTTTCAGCGGCCAGGCCTTACATATATCTAGCTATTCACGACCTGCTTACGCGCCACTCACAGTTAATTTTGTTGTAGATAATAATTTTCACAACTATTGGTTGCTTTGGTCATGGTTAGAGATTTTAAATTCACCGAATTATAGTCTATATGACGGTACTCCTAATAAACAACTTAACCCCCCTCGAAACCTTGAAACCGGTACTTTAACTGAGTATCAAGCCAATATATCTGTTTTTGCGTTAAATGAATATAATCAAAAAATAATAGAATTTGTTTATAAAAACGCTGTTATAACAGGATTAGGCGGTATTAATTACGATTATAGAGACGCCGAAGCTATAGAATCATCAGTAGATTTTCACTTCGGACAGTTTGAAATTAAACCTTTACCCCCACCTCTAACTCATTTTTAAAGGTAAAAATGTACCGAGGCTGAATAAATAATAATAAACGCTATGTCAAGATCCATTAATTCTCCAGGTGTACAAATAAATGAAATAGACCTTTCACAATACGTCACAGCTCCGGCCGCAACCACAGTATTTATACCTGGTTTTGCACCACAAGGACCTACCGATGAAGTTGTTAGCGTGACCTCTATTTCAGAGCTCGAAACAATATACGGCACACCGACTACCCCAGCAGAAAGGTACTTTTATTATACGTGTAAAGAAGTTATCCAAGCCGGTGCTACTACCTTAACAACAAGACTACCATACGGAGCAAATCTCGGTACAGGGTTTGGTAATCAATATAGTGCTCTTTTTTATCCTGCTATTTCTTCGGGAGATACATTTGCTTTATCCGGAACACCTATAATTAAAGCTCTTACAGAAGACGAGTTTAATAAGCTTCAATTAGACCAAATCACCTGGAGCTCGATTACATCCGGGTCTACAACTGCGAGCTATACCTCTGGTTCCGGTAATGCTTCTATACAAGCAGGTGTTGTTATTTTAAACATTGCAAAAACAACTTGTAATGAATTGCTAGAAAGTTATTACGTAACAATTACCGACAATTCCAACATAGGGCCTGAGACTGACTATACCTCTGTTGTACAAATGTACGGGTTATCGGGCGCTGAACAGTATTACAAAGTAAATACTCAAAATCTTGCCTTTAATCTTTCTGCGGATAAAGACTCTTCTGGAGGTCAAAGTGTATCCGAAATTATCGAAAATTCCCCAAGATATTTTATACAAGATTCTTATTATAATGATTCTGTAATTGTCAGTCTTTTTAAAGTACGTCGCTCACTGTACGAACCACAAAAATTGGCAGTTTCTCCTGTTGAGATATTTACAGGGTCTCTTGATCCGAACAAACAAACATCCTCTCCAGCAGGTACACAGACATTTTCTTTAGAGGATACTATTAATAGCGGCTCAAATAATATTAAAATTTTAATTAACCCAGCCATTAAAAACAACAACTGGTCATCTTCTGGCACTATTAGTAAAGTCCGTTCATATCAACAAAATATTCATGCCCTTGGTAATTATGTACCAACATTTACTACAACTGATAAATACATAGGCGATTTAACAGGTAAAATTACAAGAGCTCTCACATTAGTAGAATCGATTGAAAATCTTGATATAGATATCGTGGTTGATGGAGGTTTAAGCACAATAAACTCTTATGGTACCCAAGTATTCGACGACAGCTATAAAAAAGACATGACAGTAAGTTCATCTGATGAAGACTCATGGAGGGTCATATTTAACCTATTCAATAATTTCGTACAAAACACACGTAGAGATTGTGTATTTATTTCAGATCCGTTAAGACAAATTTTTATAAAAGGAGAAGATGTTAAAACAACTTCAATACGCTCTGCTTCTTTTACTACTAATATATATACAGGTCTTAAGAATCTTTATACATCTGTAAATACAAATTACTCAGCCGCTTACGGCAATTGGGGTAAGGTTTACGACACATTTTTGAGTCGTAAATTTTGGATGCCGTTATCGGGATTTGTAGCAGCTGCTTACGTGACCACAGACGCTAATACCAAACCCTGGTATGCTCCTGCCGGTCTTAATCGAGGTAAATTAAACAATATACTTGATTTAGCTGTAAACCCAAATCAAAAGCAAAGAGATAATTTGTATCTTATAGCTGTTAACCCTATTGTGTATTTTCCTCAAGATGGTAATGTTATTTTTGGACAAAAAACGTTACAAAATAAACCTACTGCGTTCGACAGAGTTAATGTAC